AACCGCACTATGCTTGGTTCAATCATTGGCAATGAAGTATCACCAAAAGAAGTGCAAGATAGAGCGCAGGCTGCACAAGATTTGGCTAAGACAACTAACCCTGAGATTCGCACAGCCCTTAAAGAGTTCTATAACATTGGTGAGGGCGACATTACTGCTCACTTCCTCAACGGTGATTTGGCTGGACCATTGCTTCTTAAGCAAGCACGAGCAGCAGAAATTGCTGGCGTTGCAAAGACAGCAGGCTTCAATGCATTTGGTGGTATAGAAGCAGCAACTCTTGCAGAACAAGATGTTTACAAGAATATGAACTTGACTGACCTGACCACTGCCATTGGTAAATCTGGCACACTTGCAGATACACAGCGCAGACTTGCCTATATTGAGCAAGGAACTTACTCAGACAGAGAAGCACTCAAAGCAACTATTGAATCTGACCAGCAAGCAATCCTTGCATCTCAGAGGAGAGCAGCCCGTGAAACTGCACGCTTTGGCGGTAGCAGTGGATTAAGTGCTGCATCACTTAGGACTGGCAGCGAAAGCAACATATAAGAATCCCCACCCTGATAGACCAGCCCAGGGGGGCGTAACAGTCTGGTAGCAATAGCCAACATGGTTTCCCCGAATCATGTTTGTGGATTGCGAATACAACTAACAAAAGGGAGATAGGTAGATGGCTACCAATTATGATGAAGATGACTTCTTTGATGAGGACAATGAGCCTCAGGATGTCGTTAAGCAACTGCGTAAAGTAAATCGCACGCTTGAAAAGCGTTTGAAAGAAATTGAAGCAGAAGCAATAACACTCAAGAATCAAACTCGTCAGCGCACCGTAAAGGATGTACTGACAGCCAAGGGTGTCAACCCAAAGGTCGCAGCATTTATCCCTCAGGATATTGATATTACTGAGGAAGCAGTTACTAACTGGCTAAATGAATACGGCGATGTATTTGGTGTTCAGCAAGAGTCAGAAAAAGGCGAGAGCCAGGCTCAGACAAACCCAGCACTACAAGCACAGAAGCGTATCAACGATGTTGTATCAACAGGTACTCCTCCAGGAGTAGATGAAGATTCAATGTCAAAGATTCTTAACGCTAAAAGTGCTGCAGAACTCAGTGCATTACTCGGTGTTTCAGTTCAATAACTAAAACTACCAATCACCAGGAGGTGAACTAATGGCATATACAGATACCACCGCTCTTGCGGGGTTAATCAAAACTGCTTATGACCGCTATGTAGAGTTCGCGCTTCGTTCACAACCACTGATTCGTTCAGTGGCTGACAAGCGCCCTGCTCAGCAAGCGATGCCAGGTTCAAGCGTTGTATTCTCAATTTACAATGACTTGGCAGCAGTTACTTCTGCTCTATCGTCAGAAACAACTGACCCAGATGCAGTAGCACTATCAGATGTAACCACAGTTGCAGTGACACTTGCCGAATACGGTAACGCTTCACTTGTAACTCGTAAGTTGCAACTATTCTCACTATCAGATGTTGACCCTGCAGTTGCAGACATCATCGCTTACAACATGGCAGACTCACTAGATAAGTTGGCTATGGAAACATTGCGCCAAGGCACAAATGTTATTTACTCAGCATCTTCAACCGCTCGCACATCAACTGCTACAGTTACAACAACTGACACAATTACTGCTGCTAACATCCGTAGAGCAGTTGCAAAACTTCGTGCTAACAAGGCTGTTCCTCGTGAGGGAAGCCTTTACTGGACAGGTATCCACCCAGAAATCTCACACGACCTTCGTGCAGAAACTGGTGCTGGTGGATGGCTAGACATGCACAAGTATGCAGAAACAGGTCAGGGACAGTTCTGGGCTGGAAACATTGGAACCTATGAAGGTGCAATGTTCATTGAAACTCCTCGTATGTACCGTGGTGTAGATGGCGCTGACCAGTCAGCACTTGCTACAACTGCAGTTACAACTGCTGGTACATCAGCAGGCTACACATTTGGTGTGGCTTCATCATCTGTAATCGCTACTTCTGCAGAAGCAGGAGATAAGATTTCAGGAACTGGTATTGCAACTGGTGCAAAGATTACATCTTTGGTTACATCAGGTTCAACAACCACAATTACTGTAGATACAGCCAACACAGGTGCAGTATCTGCAACAACAACAGTAACAGTTACACCAGTAACTGCTGTTTACCGCACAATCGTTGCTGGTAAGCAAGCACTTGCTGAGGCAGTAGCACAAGAGCCAAATGTTGTAATCGGACCAGTTACTGACCGTTTGCTTCGTTTCCGACCAATCGGTTGGTACGGCGTACTTGGCTTCGCTCGTTACCGTGAGGCTGCTATGTACCGTATTGAATCTTCTTCTTCAATCCAGGCATAGTTAATTTGTAGTTGAGGGGGCGGTGCATCGTGCCCGCCCTCTCTCTATAAAACATAGGAGGAACCATGGCACAGTATTTATTCACAACACCATCAGTTGCAGAAACACCTGCAGGTTGGCACCGCCTCTTTGCCCGTTACTCAATTCACCGTGGCGTGACAGTAATGATGATTGACGGAACTTACTCCTCATATCGCTTCCCTTCACAGACAGAAACATTACAAGCCCAAGAGGTTTATATGGGTGGACATCAATATGTTATTGACGAAGCAACTAAGACTCGTCTAACAGATGCTTCTATTGGGGGAACTTATGGTGACTACATCACAGCAATATAATTGCTCAGTTGATGGACACATTGGCAAGATAGTAAAAGAAGGCTATGACCTAATAGATGGTCAAATGATTTTTAAAGTTGAGTTGTTTGGCTGCACTAAGTGCGATGCCACCTCACCAGAACCATGGTCAGGCTGGGGCACAACAAAAGAAAACCCAAACCATATTGATTCAGAGTTTTGCTCATGCTTTGGTTGCAAGGCTCGCACCCTCCAATTATCCCCAGGAGATGCAGCAGGCAACAAGGCTATGTCAGGAAAGAAGTGGGATGCAGAGTTAAACCTCTACAAGTCTGCTCGTGAACAAGGCATACAACCAGCAGGTACTTCTACCAAGCAGGTTCAAAAAGCAATAGATGATTCAAACAAAGTAGGCAAAGCCTACGATGCAAACACTAATAGTTTTAAGGGGTAATCATGACTGCCATTGTAGGTATTCAGGGAAAAGGCTGGGCAGTTATAGCAGCAGATTCCATGACTACCTATGATGACAAGCCTTACTATACCAAGAGTATAGACAAGGTAGTACGCAAAGGTGATTATGTATTTGCTTTCTCAGGCGATGCCATTGCTGGCAACATAGCAAACTTTTTATGGACACCGCCTAAGGTTGTTAAGACAACATCAACAGATGTATTCATGCAAACAAAAGTATTACCTTCCCTGCGTGAAGCAATGAAAGACAATGGCTATACGCCAGACACAGCAGATAAAGAAACAGGATTTGATGCTCTTATTTGTTTAAACGGAATCATTTATGAAATAGACCAAGACTACCTCTGGTCTAAAGATGACCGTGGATTGTATGCCGTAGGTAGCGGTGGCTCACTTGCACTAGGTGCATTAGCCACTGGTTTTAGTAAAAACTCTATGAAGGCAGCAGAGTTTGCTGCTCGCAGAGCAATCAAGATTTCTGCCGATTACTGCATAAGTGTAGGTGGAGATGTCAAAGTAATCACACAAAGGGGAAACACAAATGGCAGCAGCAAAAAAGCCGTCAAAGGCAGCAGCGTACGCAGCGTACGAAAAGAAAGAACCAGCAAAAATTAAAAAGGCTGAAATGAAGAAGCCTGAATCAAAGGCTGAAAAGGCTCGTGAAACAAAGGTAGGCATGTCAATGCTTATGAAAAAGAAGGGTAAGTAATTATGTGTACAACATGTGGTTGTGGGACTAACACCGTCAACGCAGATAACAATTATGGAACAATTAACCCGTATGGCATCTCAGCCCCTGCGGTCAACAATCCGACTACTCTTGGTGAAAAGTAATGGCAGCCAAGAAAGGGATGGGCTTTGCAGCAGCACAGTCTGCAATTGCAAAGAAACAAGGAATCCCAATGAAAAATGCGGGAGCAATTCTTGCTGCTGGAGCACGCAAGGCAAGCCCTGCTGCTAAGAAAGCAAATCCAAATTTAAAGAAAGTTTTGCCAGCCAAGAAAGGCAAGTAAATGACAGACCCAAGACTAAAGCGAGCAGGAGTATCTGGCTTCAATAAGCCAAAGCGTACACCGAGCCACCCAACCAAGTCACATGTAGTTGTGGCTAAAGATGGGGACCAGGTTAAAACTATTCGCTTTGGTCAACAGGGTGTGACTGGCGACCATACGCCAACAGCAAGACAAAAATCGTTCAAGGCTCGTCATGCAACAAACATTGCCAAAGGCAAGATGAGTGCAGCGTATTGGGCAGATAAGGTGAAGTGGTAACTATGGCTACAGGTTATGAAGGTTCAACATTTGTTGCTGAATTAAATCGGCTTGCTAATGCTGGCACATACCCAGCACGCACTGCTTTTTTAGAAGAAGTAGGGGCAGCAAACAAATGGGCTGGAACTACCAATCTAGGTTTATTGGCTGCTCTTAATTACAAGGCTAGTTCAACTCGCACACGCGATAAGTTTAAAAGTTTAAACGCAATATGCAATGAACTTGCTGGAACCACTGGCAAGGATGCCGTAGCAGCGTTAAGGAGCATCAACCTCTAATGGCTACTCTTGAACAGATTACTGACCGTGTAGATACACTCCTTCATGGTTACAGTTTAAACATGGAATCAACCACATGGTTAACTGCTGCTGTAACCAATACAACAACTACAAGCATTTCAGTTAATGATGCCAATGTTGTAAGCCGTGGCTTTATTCAAATTGATGATGAAATTATGTATGTTAACTCTACTAATAACATTGATAACATTTTAACAATATCTCCTTGGGGTCGTGGGCAGCGTGGCACCGTTGCTGCTACTCATAGCAACTCTGCAAAAGTTATAGTCGCTCCATTGTTCCCACGCTATGAAATTAAGCGTGCTATCAACGACACCATCAACGCTATGTACCCATCTATCTTTGCCATTGGTCAGTATCAATTCCCCTTCATTGCTGCTCGTACAACCTATGACATCCCTGATGCTGTACAAAATATCCTTGCAGTATCACACCAAGTAATTGGACCTACTAAAGAGTGGCTACCAGTTCGTGCTTGGCAGTTAGATAGAACAGCAAACCCAACAGCCTTTGGCGATGGAACAAATTTTGGACACTCATTGGGTATCTACTCAGCAGTGGTTCCAGGTCGCACAGTCAATGTGGCTTATTCAAAACGCCCAACAACATTTGATTTAACAACAGCAACAAGCCAAGAATATGCAACGGTAACTGGCTTTCCTGATTACTCGGAAGATGTGCTTGTTTATGGCGCAGCCTTTCGTATGGTTTCTTTTCTTGACCCATCACGCTTGGGTGCACTATCTGCAGAAGCAGATGTTCTTGACAATCAGCGTGGAGCACGAAGTGGTGAAAACGCAGCACGCTTCTTGTTCAATATTTACAACACTCGTTTAAACGAAGTGGCGGAAAACCAACGCCGTCAATTCCCAATTCGTTCACACTACCAGAGATAGCAGGTAAACCATGGCAGCAGGCGACCCAGGTACTAGAAAGCGGAACTATTCCGCAACGGCGATTGAAACAACACTTGTCAATTCAATGACATCTGCAGCAACGGGTGACATCACCGCAAGCGTTTCTGTTGTTTCTGTAAGTGGTTTTCCATCTACAGTTCCATACACCCTTATTATTGGAGCAGATACATCTAAAGAAGAAGTAGTCACGGTAACAGCAGTTGCTGGAACTACTCTTACCATTGTTCGTGGTCAAGACAATACACAGGCTGTAGCACATGCTGCTGGTGCATCTGTACGCCATGGTGTCTCTGCTCGTGAGTTCAAAGAACTCCAAACACATATTTCAGCCCGTGGTTATGATGCAGATACTGCACTTCTTAATGGTGTTGACTCCCATGTGCATGGTCTTGCTTCTGGCGATGGTTCAGTGGTTGGAGCAGACCAAGTAGCAACACTTACTCGCAAGACTTTAACTACACCAACAATCAATGGCGCTACTCTTACAGGTACTGTAACTTCAACAGCATCTATCGTTGTCAGCGGTTCAGGAACAATCACTGGTCTTTCATCTGCAGGCATGGTTGCTTCATCTGCAGCGCCTAAATCTTATGTAGATGCAATTCTTGTACTGCAAACTGCAAGCCAAACCGCTGCTGCCACATCAGCAACCAGCGCTGCTACTTCTGCAACCAGTGCTGCTACTAGTGCATCAAGTGCGCTTACATCACAAACCGCAGCAGCAACAAGCGCAACAAGCGCTGCTGCTAGTGCTACCGCTGCTGCTGCATCAGTATCTACTATTGCTAGTTATGCATCTGCAGCATCTACAAGCGCAACATCGGCTGCTACTTCTGCCACAAGTGCAGCAGCAAGTGCCACAGCATCTGCTTCTAGTGCCAGCGCTGCAGCAACAAGTGCTTCCTCTGCATTAACATCACAAACTGCTGCTGCTACAAGCGCCACTAGCGCTGCAGCAAGTGCATCAGCATCTGCAACTAGTGCAGGAGCAGCAGCAACTTCTGCTTCATCTGCAGCCACAAGTGCTACATCTGCTGCCACAAGTGCCTCATCTGCTTTAACAAGTCAAACTGCAGCAGCAACTAGTGCAACATCTGCAGCAGCATCGGCTACTGCCGCTGCTACATCTGCTACATCTGCTGCTGCTAGTGCTACTACTGCTGCTGGATATGTTCCAAGTCTTACTGGTAACTCAGGTAAATACTTAACTACTGATGGAACAGTAACATCTTGGGGTGTAGTGGATGCACTACCTTCACAGACAGGTAACTCTGGCAAGTACTTAACCACGAACGGAACTGCTGCTTCGTGGGTAACAATAACAACAGACCCAACTCCAACCGCATTTCTACTTATGGGAGCATAACAAATGCCAACAACACTCTATAAGGTACTAGGGCAGGTTGCAATAACATCTGCTGCTACACCTACAACATTGTATACAGTCCCATCTACTACTCAGGCTGTTCTGTCTACTCTTACTGTAACCAACCGTGCTGCAAGCAGTGCAACATTTCGCATTGCTGTTCGCCCTGCTGGTGCCACACTTGACCCTAAACATTACATTGTTTACGACTCAACTCTTACTGCTAATGATTCACAAATGTTTACCATTGGTATGACACTTGCTGCTACAGATGTGGTAACAGTGCAAGCATCAAACACTAACTTATCCTTTGGCTTATTTGGAAGCGAGATTTCATAATGGCAGTTAATAAAGTTAATACTAGCACTACAGTATTTACACCAACAGAAACATTATATGACCCAACTAACAAGTTTCGTGTCTCACAGCCTCAGTCACTTATTGATACTGACTTTGAATATGGTACACAAGTATCAAAGTGGGAAAACCTTGGGTTAATTGGCAATCGCCCTTTTGCTTTCCAAGGTTCATCTACTTTGCAAAACATTTCAAGCATCACAATGAACACTGGTTCACGCACAGTAACAGTTGTTCTTTCATCTGGTACAGCACCAGCAAATGGAAGTGCTATTACAGTACAAGATACCTTCTTGGTTATTGCTAACGGTAACTTTATCATTGAAACTGGTGGTGGTACAGGAACATTTACTTATACTGCCCGTGCAAATAACTCAACTACATTGACTGCATTATTTGATACAAATAAAACAGCAATATATCTAGGTTCGCTTTACACTAGCGCATCTATTGGAGCAACAGGTTCCAATACATTTAACGCATCAGGAAAAGCAGTCGCAGTAACAACTGCAGTTGCTCACGGATTATCTATTGGAAATGAAATTGCAGTTACAGGAATTACTGGTACTAACCCACCAAATGGTTCTTTTATTGTTGCAACCGTTCCTGGTCCGTTTGACTTTACTTACTATGTTCAGACAACACCAAGCAGTTTGACAACATCAGGTGCAAATATCTACACTCGCCCACAGGGTTCATTTTCACACCGCCCTTGGGATGGTGGAGTTATCTTCTCTGCAAACGCTTCTTCAAACTACGAATCTTCAATCCGTCAAACTCGCCGTTACTTCCGTTATCAATCAGGTAAGGGAGTTCAGATTTCATCTGGAACAATCCTGCGACCTAACTTGCAGATTGATGCACTAACTTCATCAGGCACCACAGTTACTGTAGTTACAAAAGATAAGCACAACATTTTGCCAGGTGCATCAATTACTATTTCAGGTGCTGTTGAAACTGCATACAATGGAACATTTACAGTAGCAAATGTAACAGGGTTTAATAGTTTTACTTACACTGCTTTATCAACTCCAAGTGCATCACCTGCTTCTGGTAATTATTATGTTTCAGTAGGTAACTGGTATGGTGCTGCAAACCGTCTTGGTTTGTTTGATAATCAAAACGGAATATTTTGGGAGTATGATGGACAGGTATTAAATGCTGTTATTCGTTCCTCTACTTTCCAGATAAACGGTAAGGTTTCTGCTACAAACGGTGCAACATCAATCACCCAGACATCTGGCAATTTCCCTACAACTTTTTCAAAACAGTTAACAGTTGGTGATTCAATTGTTATTCGTGGTTCATCATACCGAGTAGTTTACATTACCTCAGATGGTGGCATGAATATTACTCCTGCATACCGTGGTCCTACTATAAGTAATGCAACTGTAACAAAAACCATTGAACTTAGGATTCCACAATCAAGTTTTAACATTGACAAAATTGACGGAACAGGTCCATCAGGCTACAACATTGACCTTTCTAAGATGCAGATGTTTTACATTGACTATACTTGGTATGGTGCAGGCTTTGTTCGTTGGGGTGTTCGTGGTCCTAATGGAGATATTATTTATGTCCATAAGCAACAGAATAACAATGTTAATACCGAAGCCTACATGCGTACAGGTAACCTTCCTGGTCGTTATGAATCTTCTACTACTCCACCATTTAATTATGTTACTTCATCTATTGGTGCAAGTGATACAACTGTCAATGTTGCAAGTACTACAGGGTTTCCATCTAGTGGATTGCTTAAAATTGGAAATTACTTTAAGGCTGAGTATGTAAATTACACAGGTAAAACTTTAACATCATTTACTGGTGTTACACGCGCTCAGGCTGGTCAAACATCTCTTGCTTTGACAATTGCATCAGGTTCAAATGTTGGAACTGTTGCAAGCACAACTGGATTGCAAGTTGGAATGATGGTATTTGATTTAACGAGCAACACAGTTCCTGAAGGCACATACATTACAGACATTTCAGGCACAACTTTAACGCTATCAAATGCTGTTACGGCTGCTAATCCAACTGTAACTATCCCACCTCTTGGTCAATCAAGCGGTCAATCATTTACATATTCTACAACTGCACCAACCTTTATTGAATTGGCACGCCCAACATACTCACCAGCAATATCCCACTGGGGTACATCTGTGATTATGGATGGTCGTTTTGATGATGATAAGTCACTTCTGTTTACTTATGGTCAAACTACATTTACTAACATTGCTGGTGGTGCAACTAAAGCACTTCTGTCAATTCGTGTTGCGCCTTCTGTAGATAATGGTATTTCGGCTGCTTTTGGAAACCGTGAATTAATTAACCGTATGCAGTTGGTTCTTCGTGCACTAGATGTTGCAACTAAGACAACAGGTGCAACAATGCTTGTAACTGCTAACCTAAATGGAACGCCATCATCTGCTACTGCTTGGTTACCAACATCTAATGCTGCTGGTGTTGTTAACTCATCACTTGCTCAGATTGCAGATTACGCAGCAGGAACAACAACTGTTACAGGTGGTGAAACAACTGGTGGTTTCTTCGTAGCCGCAACTGGTTCAACTGACTTATCACTTGTTCGAGATTTGGGTAACTCAATTCTTGGCGGTGGAGCAGCAAATGCAAACACATCCATTTATCCTGATGGTCCTGATGTCTTGACTATTTCAGTAACCAACCTTGGCTCTGCAGCGATTGATGTACTTGGTCGTATTTCTTGGACAGAAGCACAGGCTTAACAATTATCCCTGAGCATGGATACAAACTGCTCAACTAACTTTTACTAAAGGAGATGCAGTGGCTAGTCATTCACCCGATATATCCGAGCGCACGATAATTGATTTGTCTGGTCGCCTTTCTACTTACTACGATTTAAACGGTAATGCATTTGATGTGGCTCTTGGTGGCTTGCCATTTATTATGGCTGTTACAGATAGCACACCATACAAGCGACAGACCGCAGAGTTCCGTGCTCAGCGTGTGGACCAGATGCGTGACCCAGGTGAGCACACCCTTGCTGGTTCAGGTTACTGGGCACGAAGCCAATCATCATGGCACTACGGCGAAGGTATCCAATTTACTGAGCCAATGGAAGGTAACGATAACGAAGTTCGTTTTCGCTTTCGTGACTCGTCAGGCATTGACCCATGGACTCCTGGGCAACTTACATTATTACCCAAGACAAATAAAGTTCTAACTATGCGTGGCAAAACAACACTTGCCAGTGGTTCTAGTGGTTCTCCAACTTTGTATGCTGTAGATACAGAACCAATTATTACTACTACCACAACTACATCAGCAGCATCTGGCTCTACTACATTAACAGTTGCAAGCACTGCTGGCATTGTTGTTGGCTGGCGCGTAGCAGATGGCTCTAACATTACAAGCACAACAACAGTAACAGCCATTGGCACTAACACAATTACAATTAGCCCAGCAACTACTGCTGGAACAATGGCAACTAGCACAGCATTACGCATCTCACCAGTAACTGCAATTTATAGCATTACAACTGCTGGCACATCTACTGCCTACATTACATACAATCAACTAGGTAATCAAACAATCCTTGCACAAACATCAGATGGTGCAAACCTGTATGTTGCAACAACTACTGCTTTGTATGATATTGATTTAACTTCTGGTACCGTTCATCAACACTATACCATTAACAATGGAACACCAATTAGTGCGGTTATTAAATTTGTTAAGAGTCGTGCAATCTTTGCTCTTACTTATGATGATTACAGCACTAAGGCTTATGAACTTACCTTTACTGGCACGGGTCATGGAGGTGGCGCTATTAACATTAGCACACTTACTGCAATTAGTGGCTCAACTCTTATGCCATATCGTTGGCAATGGTCTGGTATTACAGAAGGTAGCGCTGCTATCTATGTTGCTGGTTATGCTGGCGAGCACTCAACAATTTTTAAATTACAAGTAGACAATACTGGTGCATTAGGAACTATTGTAACTGCAGCAGTCATGCCAAGAGGTGAAGTTATTACCTCACTGTATAGTTATCTTGGAACATACCTTTTGGTAGGAACTAACAAGGGTGCAAGAATTGCAAACCTTGACCAAAATGGTGACATGGTTTACGGACCTTTAGTGTTTCATAATGCCAATGGTGTCTATGATTTTGAAGGCAGAGATTCATACATCTGGGCTGGCAATACTGCTGGAGTAAACAGCAACTCGGGCACAACTCGTATTAACCTTGCTCAACCTATTACTCTTATTGGTTATGCACAGCCCATATCAACAGGTGTATATGCAAGAGCGACAGATGTTTATGCAGATGCCTCAAGTGGAACAGTTCGTTCAGTTCGTATATTTGGTGACAATAATCAAGTTGCTTTCTCTATTGATTCAAATGGCATATACCTTCAATCAACAACAGAATTAGTTGAAACAGGACAGATTCGCACTGGTCGTATTCGTTATGACACTATGGAAAATAAAGCATGGAAGCGTATTCGTATCCGCACTACTGATGACACAGCCAATGGTGATATTGAAGTATACAAAGTAGGACCAACGGTAGATACATTTATTACTACCTTACTTGAAGACACCAGCACTGCAGCCGACATTGATTTGGCTAACGCATATCCAGATACTGCACCAGATGCATCGTTTAAACTAACCCTTAACCGCAACTCAACCGATGCAACTACTGGTCCAGTTGTAGTTGGTATAGCAGTCAAGGCTTTGCCTACGCCTACTCGTGCTCGCATCTTGCAGATACCTTTGTTTTGCTACGACAAAGAAACAGATAAGACTGGCAACATAATTGGTTATGAAGGTTATGCAAAGGACCGTTTACTTGCACTAGAAAATGTTGAAGCCAAGGGAGAAACTATTATTCTTCAAGACTTTAACGCAGGTGGCGACCCCTTTGAAGTAATCATTGACCAAGTTACCTTTACTCGCTCAACCCCCGCTAACCGTAATTACACAGGATTTGGTGGAATTATCACAATCATAGCCCGTACTGTTGTATAAAAGGAATACTGCAATCAAATGAACCTTGACCTTAACAATGTATCTATGTTGGCTACTGCTATCAGCGGTTATTTATTTATAGTCATTACTGCTGGTGCATGGTTCCGTTGGTGGTTTAAACATCACATTAAAGAAACATTAGCCGAACTTAAACCCAATCATGGCAGCAGTGTCAAGGACCAGGTTACAAGATTAGAAAAAAGAGTTGATGACATCTACAGAATACTTTGTGAAAGGAACTCATGAGTCAAGTAGAAGATTTCCTAGCCGTAGCCAAGGCTGAGGTTGGGACTGTTGAAGGTCCAAAAGATAACGAGACAAAGTACGGTGCTTTCACTAAACATAACTTTCAGCCATGGTGTGGCTCGTTTGTTATGTGGTGTGCAGCCCAAGTAAAACTCAAGTTACCTAATGTTGTATGGACTCCTGGCGGAGTCGAAGCGTTCAAAGGAACTGGTGCTTGGAGTAATGCAGAAACTGCAAAACCTAAGCCTGGTGACATTGTGTTCTTTGACTTTGTTG